AACTCCACCCACTCGTCGGGAACCCAGCGGCGAGGAACGAACCTGCGGCGCCCATCATCCGCCACGAGAGTATCGAATCCGGCGGAACGGACGCCACGCTTCCAAACCGGGTCGGGACGGGCCTCAAGATCAGTGTCGATCTCCCGCCAATCCAAGTCGGCGGGCTGACGCCAATGCCACGGCCCCGTTGTGTACTTGTGGTATTCCCAGCGGCGGTCGACACTGAGCATGGAGAAGCCAGCCTCGCCCCGATGCCACAGGACAGCACCAGGATGAGCGGCTTCGATCTCCGCGCGAAGCAGGGCAACCCGGTTAGGCATTTAGCCCCCCGGCTAGGTCAGTGTGATCGAAAAACCAGTCGTGACCGTAACAGTGTCACCCGAATTAATAGTCTTCGCGCCACCCGTCAAAGTCGACCATACGATAACCTGACCGCCCGCGCCCGACGACGTGCACAACACGATACTGCCAATAGTCCCCCAGTCCGCCCCAGCCGCCGTAGTCATCGTCACAGCCGTCTTCAACAGTTTCACACCACCCGTCGAATTAGCCCAGTTCGCGCTACTGTTCGCCAGATTCTTCCGCACATACGTTGAGCCCGCGCACTCGCCAGTTGTCGCCCCCGTCATCGCGTCACCAACAGACGCGCCCGTCGAATTCCACAAGCCGAACGCAATATTATCCAGGTGGTTCGCGCCCGTCGACAATGCGGTAGACGACCTGCCGAACACACTATTTTGAATCAGGTTCTCCATGTAATCCGTGTAAGAGCCTGCCATCGTTTCTCCTTATCTCGCGGCAACCCACCACGTGTAAGTCGCTGACTTAGTGGACGCCGAAGCTGCTGTAGTCTGAATACGCACCCGATCAAACACGCACACGTAAGTCGACGTGACACGCACCGACGCTCCCGACGTTACAGTAGAAGCCGCCGCCTTCATGTCCCACCATACTCCGGACGTGCTGTTCGCTGCCTGCACCATGAAAAAGATGTTTCCGGTCGACGGATTAGTGAAATCCACTTGGGCGACAGCACGGCCAGGCGTGAAATACGCAGTCCCATACGATGAGCCGCCCGCCGTCGTAAACCCAATCTCCACGATCTTCTGCGTTAAATTCGGTGCGAACCCCATATCATCCCCTAATTCGGTTGCAACTCCACCTTATGTGCGGGCATAATCTCAGGGGGCGGCGACAAATTCACTTGCTCGTACACTGTCTCCTGCAACGCCCCATCCAACTGATTGATCGCCGACACCAAAGCAATCTTCTGATCAATGTACTGCTTGTCCATCACCGTCTTCTGATTCTCCAGGTTAGCGATCTGCTCCCGCACCCCGTTCTTCCGCCGATTCAACTCTTCCATCCGTGACAAACGTTTCGCCAGGATCGCGTCACCGTCCTCCAACCCGTATAGGAATGACGCTTTCAACAAGTCTGAACCGTCAGGCAAGTGTATTAGCATGCCCCGTCCCACCGCCACCCCCAGCAAGTACTCGCATGAAGGTCTTTGCTGACGGTACTCGTTCGTCGGGAACACCGCGTCCTGAGCCATGTCCACCCCGAACAAGGCCATCTCCTTGAATCCCATGCCTATAGCCAAAGCGATCATCCACGAAATACTATTCGTGAAATAGCGGCCGTAATCCCGAAGCACTTGCTCCACCGGATACGGCACGGCCGCAGGAATATCGTAGATACCCATGTCCTGTGGCCGCAAATACACGGGACCCTTGAACGTGCGCATCCATTCGCGGTGCTGCGCGTCCTCCTCATAGAATGTTCTTAGCGCATGGATTTCGAACCAGCGGTCCCACCGTCCCTCCAACACGCCGTGCAGTCGGTTCAGTCCCCAGATTTCCCATGTCGGATCACTGAACGGCGCTAAATGACGGTGCCCTTCAGCGAATCCGACGATAGCCACTCGGTCCCGCGTGCGTTCGGGATACGGGGACACGGCATCCACTACTGTAAGGTGGGATGGGCCGCTGCCCGCGGTCTTCTTAACCATCATTCTCCTTATGTAGCTGAGAACGTTGAAACAGTGTACGACCACTGGGTTGACTGCAACCCGTTTACGGAGAGGGCCGCCCATTGCGCGGTCGTGATCCCAACGAAATGGAAGCCAGCCGGGTTCGGTGACACCCAGTCCGTTGTGAGTTTGATAGCGTCAGCGGTCGACCCGTAGAACGTTAGCGCCGAAGTCAGATTCGAAATCCAGACTTCGAACGTGCTCGCCCCCGTCGCCCGTGTCAACACCAGATACTTGTGGGCGCCCGCCTTGACCGGTCCGGCCAGCACTAGCTGAAAGTTCGCTGCACCTGTCGCAGCGGCTTTCGTCAACGTTACTTTCGTGATCCCGTATCCGAGAATACGGGTGCCGGTCGTGCCCGTCCGTTCACAGTCCGCGGCCGTTAGTGATTGCACGTAATCACTCATGTAGCCGCCCGACGCGCAAACCAGCGCGCCAGCCACCGCTGACGCGGCCAGCGACCCGGTAATGCCAACACCGCCGGCCGCCGTGACCGCGCCCGTCAACGTGCTATTGCCAGTGACCTCCAGGCCACCATCAATCAGCAGGTCCCGCTTCAGTTTCCTCGGAAAGACTGCCATCTATATCAGACTCCTTCTCCTCAAATTGTATTCGCCTTACCTTAGCCTTAGCAGCCGCCAACGGCCTCACGATTTCCTGTACCCAATGTAGACGCCGAAGCGCCCCCACCTTATCGGCAGGCACGTCAACAATATCACCACGTTTCGCCCCGCCGAACGGGTACAAGACTTCAACTTTCGGCATTAGACCCTCCCGGGGTTCCTTAGGTAATACAAGCGCTGAGGTAGTAGCCCAAATCGGATGACACTACAGCCGCCTTAGATGCTCTCTCCACGGTGATCAGCGGCATGCTGTCCTCGCGCGGAATGAATTCGCGTTGCACCCGGAGCCCATTGCTGAATCCCTGAAGGCCGGACCACACGAAGTGGACGCCCGCTGTTGGGCTCATACGCCCTGGGTTCGGGTTACGGTAGAACAGTAGTGCGCTGTCACCGAGGATGCTCGCATACGAGGCTGTCGCGCCCTCAACCGCCGAGTTACGGGCAGCATGGGCGATCAGCACGTCCTCCAAGCCGAGCAGGTTCGCGACAAACGGTTGCGTGATAATGCGTGGCGCACTATCCGGAAGCCGCTCGATCATGTCCGGGTGATTCAGCAGACCGGAATACCAGGTTTCCGACCCAAGCAGCAAACAGTTAGGAATGCGGCCCGTATTCAACTGGATCGTCCGTATGCCGGTCGCAATATCCGTCAGCGGATACGACGCAGCGTTCTCCCAGGTCGGCGAGGGCGACGTGTTCGTACCCCAGCTAGACGCGAAAGCGACCGCACCAAACGCTACCTCCTCGTCGATCTTCAAGTCCTGCACCAGCACCTTTACCGTGTCCTCTTCCAAATCGAGAACCGGGTCTTGGTTAGCCAAGTCTTGTTCCGACAGGGCCTTGCCGATACCCCTCACCGGAATGTAGTAGCTGGACCGTGCCAGACCCCAATCGCGTAGGGCAACCCGCGTGCCCGGCGCTCTTTGCTGAGTGTCAGAGCGAAGCAGGTCTTCCTTCGCATAAACATAATACAGGTCTGACTGTTTCGGCACATTTACAGCGGGAAACGCTCTCCGTGCCACATAGGCGTCTTCTGCCATGAACTGAGCCACACTGAAATCGGTCAGCGCAGCATCAACATGGATAGCCGCTCCTTGAGGTTCTCCAGGCATTTAAATCCTTTCTTCCGAACTGTTAGGTCGCCGTCCCGTACTGGGCCTGCCACTTGACCGGGACCGGGAACAGTTTCACGGTGCCGATCCGGGCCGTCCCCGTACCAGTAGTGAATGAAATCAGTTGGCCGACCATGAAATGGTTCGTTGTTGGCGCTGCCCCACACACCCCGTTAGACGAGGCGACAACAAACTCTGGCGGATTACAAGTCGAGTTCTCCATCATCAGCACTTTCACGATGCCGCTGATAGCGATAGAAACCGACTCGGCTTTTGTCGAAGTGGTCTTACCTCCACCACCGTAATAGACGCCGAACGGCCGGTTCCCGCCAGTCGTCGCAGGATCGCCCACTGTCACATAGCCGCCAGTCGACAGGAACGCCAGCTTATAAAGGTCGGCCGTGGTCAGCGTCGTATTGCTGATCCGACTGACAAGCTGCGGAATCTCACTGTACGCCATAGTTATTTTTGGTCCTCTCGTTGCGCCTCCAGGGCGTCAGGATTTGCCTTCCAGAACAAGGCTTTCGCCTTAATCTCGCTCACCTCAGGATGGTCGAGCACATACTTGCGGACCCACGCGTCCCGCTTACGAATCGGATCAGCACCTTCGTCGCCCGCTGTACCGAACTCTTTCGTCAACGCCACCCGCTCCAAAGCTGCGAGCAAACGCTTCTCCAAAAGAACGAACGGTTCGGGTGCGGCAGCGTCCAATGCTTCCAGCACTAGGGCCGTCTCGTCCGCCGGACCCAACAAGCCTTCAAGTGAGCGTGCTTTCCCAAGAAAGTCGATTCGACGTTGTTTCGCCACCTCGTCGGCCAAGGCTTCTAACGCAGCGTCCCGCTCGTCCCGTGCCTTACGAACCTCTTCTTCGGCGGCCAAACGGACCCGCTCCTCAGCGTCCGAGATTCGCTTAGCGATCTCTTCGGTTTCTGCGGCCGCCGCCTCGACAGGTTCCGCCTGCTCAACTTCCTGCTTCTCCAATTCCTCGGTTTCTGCCACTATCTCGGTTCCTTTCTGCTGCCAATCGTCTGGCAGCATGTCGGTAGCGCCGAGCGCCCGCGCCCGGCGAATAATGTGGGCACGCACCGCAGCCGGATTCGACGCCCGCCCAAACGATGCGATAGCCCGTCTCAAAGCATCCTTATCCGGGATCGGGAAAGAGCCGTCGGGCATCGCTACCCCCCGCTCCGCATAGTCCTCGCGCCGTTCCGGCGAGAACTCTCGCTTAGCCTTATACAAGAGGATTTGTGCTTCCGGATTATCTCCTTCCGGCACCGCGCCAATCGACGTTAGTTTCCTAAGCCACAGTCTCGGCATCCTCATCCTCCAATGATTCCCGCCAGCCGTCCCCCACAATTGACAGGGAACGAATCTGCCCGCTCTTCACTCGCTCCCAAAGTCGGCGGCCGGCGGGAGAACCCCTTGCTTTGAACGAAACGTACACACCATCCGGTAATGAGCCTTCCGGCAAGCCCAACGCGGAACGCTTCTCAATATCACTAATGAACATTTCAACGAGATCAGCGGCGCCCCATTCCGTGTGTTCCAGGTCACCGGACCGGGACTCTAACGCGTAATCAACGAACGAGTCTGAGAGGGCGGCCCAGGCTTCGGGTGTGTCAACAATGTCCCCGGAATGATCAGTGACTTGGCTGCCGTCACGGGCACGCGCAATATACGCCCACCCGCCGAACAGGCGGCGTTCCAAGTCGATCTTGGCTATGGGGACGATAAGCGAATCGTCCATCAGCCGGAGGATAATAGGATGGTGTGCTAATCAGGATCGGATGAGCGCATCAAAATCCCACTCCCTGTCCGCTCTCACCCGCCGCACATCGTAATCACCGTCGGTTTGCAGCCAGACCCTCCAGTACCGGCCATCCGAAGTAATCCGGACCATACGAGCCATGAGCAGGTAAACAGCGTGGGGTGTCTTATCCAAGCCTTCCCGCCACAAATGCCGGATAAGCCAGTCCCGCCGCCAGGCCGGCAGACGAGCATACTGTACGGCAGTCAATCCCACTGGTTTGCCTCCACTAAACTAATCTGTTCGCCCGGCCCGTAATCCCGCGAAACCGTGTGACCAACAATCCGGTCAATCTCCCATGGTTCCAAACCCCTGCCGGGCCGCAAGCAGATCAGATTAGCCGCATCGAAACGCGTGCCCCCACGTATAGGCGTCTTAGCGCAAATGGAACGCCGCGCCCCCCTCCAGGCGTCCCATTCGCCCTCATGCACCCCCAGGACAGGCTCGCCCAGCATCCCGTCAGGAATCCCAGCATGCCAGTCAATGCTGAGAAGCTGGTCGGCGGTGACAGCGAAATCGTGATCCCCTCCCTTGCCGGGCGTGATAGTGAAATGGGTTTCCACCACGCACGCGCCCAGCTGGCGGGCGCCCACTAAAGCGAGAGTGCCGGGCACATGATTGGAGTATCCCACTCGGTCCGTTAGCCGGAAGAGTGCTTCTATGCGTCTCAGGTGCGCCCGCGATGGAGGAGTGGGATACTCCAGGGAGCATGCTAACGGAATGACCGGACACGAACCCAACCACCACAAGGCTCGGCGAACCTCGTATTCCAGGGAAGCGCCCGTCGACAACAAGACAGGCTTACGCGTCCCAGCCACATACTGGAGCAGGGGACGGTTCGTGATATCCCCTGACGCGATCTTGTAGGCTTCCATCCCCATGTCCTCGGCCGCGTCCACCGCCTCCTCATCGAACACTGATGCTAGGAACACGAGGCCCGCATGGTCGCAGGCTTCTTTGACGACCGCCCATTCCCCGTAAGAGAGGTTTCTGGCGAACAGGTCCCGCTGAAAATCGGGTTCTCCTAGCCCATGCCCGTAGGTTCTCGCTGAAGGGGAGGCGAGCGTGTCAGCCCGGAACATTTGGCCCTTGAAACCCCAGCAGCCTGCTCTAGCTGCTTCCCTCACCGCGTCTAAAGCGTATCCGAGATCGGCTTCACACGGGCCGGCCTCAGCGATGAGGGCGAACGCTGACGTGTGGGGAAGACCGTGGGGATGCTCGATATCGGACTGGGGGCTACCCCGGAGGGAGTGGAGGGAAGGGCAGCCCCCAGCCGAACTCACAGTCCTCCCATCAAACGTTCCGCTTCCCAGCACACCCGGCCCACACCCCTCCCATCAACCAGCCCCACCATCCTAGCCGACAAATCCCCTAAGAGCACGGGATTCGTCGCAACACGGTTCACGGTCCGTCGCACAAACTCGTGGTCCGCCAACACCCCCAAACCAAGATTAATCACCCCGTACTCGGCTTTCAGATGCGTGTGCCCCGTCTCCCTAGCATTCTGCAACAACGTTATAACGGGCCGCCGGGCGGCCATCGCCTCCCACACCGTCCTCCCACCCGACGTTACCACAAGATCACACCACGCCATGTCCTCAGCAAGATTCCGCCACTGGCCCCCCACCCGTCCCGGCGGTGGAACAACCCGCACATTCAACCCACCAAACAAGCCTTCCACCATCTCCGTCAGCCCAGCAGGATCACTACCACCGAACGTGACCAACACCCTCCCGCCCTCCGGACTGAACGAGGGAACACTCAGAAACTCGGGGCGCACTATCGCATACCGAGGACCATCCCCCCGCATATCGTTGATAACCAGGTTCGCGTGCTGGCCGCAAGAATCCTCTAACGATATGACTGGAGCATGCTGCCTGAGATGCAGCATCAGATCATCAGTCGAATCCAGGCAATCGTTGATAATCAGATCAGCGTAACCGAGCTTGGTGATAGGCCAGTTCCATTCAATCATATCCAACGCCCAATCATCGCATTGGGATGGAATGAATCCTATGTCGTGTGCTTGCAAATGTTCCGCCAGCTGGAGGCAGCGATGCAAATGCCCTGACCCTACTTGACGGCCGGCAGTAACGCGGAACAGTATTCTCTTAGATTCCATTCGGGAACGCACAGCAGCGAGATCAGCCGGCGTGTCAATATCCATTAGGTCGAGGACCGGCCAAATATGCTCCGGATTCTGTCCAGCACAGTCGGGCGCGAACATTCGGACACCGATCTCCTGTAACGGCCAATCCTGCTCGACCTGCCGGTTCACTCTCGACACTAACGGTATATCCCTCTGCCAGAGAACATGTCTTAGGGGGGTGCCCATCACCCACGCGGCCTCACCGGACTCAATGAAATCACCGGCGAACTGTCCCAGCAGGTGACCGGTGATCTGCGGCACAGTCGGCTGAACAACAAGAAGGTAGCCTTTCCAATCAAGCTCGTGGACAAGCCAACGGCACACGTCATCCACTGTCGCCTCATCCGAAGCCAGCTCGTCGGGCCGTCCCATTACCTCAGCGCCAGCGAACCTTGATATCGCGGCGATAGCAGGATCATCCGTCGAAACGATCACACGATCCGTGATCTCAAAACAATGGCGGATAGCGTGAACGACCAGGGGGCGGCCTGCGACGGGTTGAAGGTTCTTGCGGTGAATCCCCTTAGAGCCGCCGCGCGCTGGTATGAGAGCGAGAATCTGGCCCTGCTCCGGGCTCATATTCCTATCCTAGCCTCGGGAACGCTGGAACGCCCATAATCCTAGTCGTCGCGGCACCCTGATGCCAGCAATATAGTAGCGGGCACCGTTCCTTACGGCGGTGTGCTGCCAGCCGCAAGGCTGAGCACAATCACACGGGACAGTCATCGTACGCTGTCTTAGTGTGGGCATCTAGCCTCGCTGCTCCAGGAACCCACAGTAACGTTCCGCCGCTGCCTTAGAACCCAGTTTGCGTGTCATCACCCTCACACACTCACCCCAGTCAGCGTACTCGCCCAACGGTTTAGACACGACAGTTTTCGCGGTTTCCATCGTATCACCAAACACTAGGATCAGGGCGCAACGGCATGACGGATGCGTGGAAGGCCCCGGATCGTCCACCGGATACTTCGAACCATCCAGTTCCCGGCAGACCGGACACGCATCGTCGAGAGCACTGAACTCCTGCCACGACCGCCCCGCATCCAACAAGCCTTCCGCCGCAGCCTGGCGCCACGCCGCCTGTTGTGACGCTTGCGCCGCGAACCGTGTTTCGGTGCGAGCGATCATCTCAGCACGCTGCCGCAACAATCGCTGATAGTACGTGTTGGTCTGCCGTTCAATCCGTGCCGGGCTTACGCCCTGACGGGTGAGCGCATCATACCGGTTGAACAATGCTCTAGCCTGGCGCTCATTCAGCCCTATGGCCTGGCGTATGAGACGAGCCTGCTGATCCACTGTTATTCCTTCGACGGGAGCGCGAGCAATGACAGCACGGATAGCGGCACGTGTCTCATCATCGATCCCCTTGATAAGCTCGCCAGCATGCTGGGACGCCCACTGGGACGCTCGTTCGTCGATGGCAGCGAAATCAATGGTGAAGGGTCCCGCCCGTCCCGTAGGGAGGCCACGGCGTCCCGCAGGGGTTTCAATGAAATCGAGGAGCCACGAGGTGCCGGCCCTCGACGCTGACGACACCATTGACTCTAAGACGGCTAAGGCGGAAGGTGCGAGAGTAGCCGCAGCAACGAGTTCGGCCACCGCTGCCGACGAGCCCTCCAGTGCTCTTACGATCTCATCAACCGACACTGAGTCGCGCAAGGTCTCCAGTGCGGCCAACAGTTCCCGTCTCAGCGCAGGCTCATACTTCTCAGCAGCCTGTAAGACCCGTTCCCAGCCGGTTACAGCAGGCATGACTGCTCCTCCCCGGGATACTGATTCCACAAGACACCATCAAGCAAGCGGCTCCCGCCTGGTCTGGCCCCGCCCCATTGCTTGAAGAAGAAGGACACTCCGGCAGCGAGGCAGCGGTCGCGCAAATCCCTCACCCATTCAGCCTTCATCGGCCTATGACCCGGCCCGGACTCGCCGCCAACGATCAGCCACCCGATCCCTTTGAGGTCGAGCGACGGGAGCGGCCCGAGTAGCGGCTCGCAGGAAAGGAACCGGACGGGGGCGTCAATCTCCCGTAGTTGGTCGGCCCGGAAGGTATACAAGTCGGACTCAATGGTGGTTCCCATCCAGATATGGGCAGGCCAAGATTTCCAGGCGAGCAGCCTGATCCCAAGAAGAAGAGGCCCGCTTCTCAATCTGGCGGCGCGGCCCGCACGTTTAGTCAACACCTGGAAGGTGTGCTCTGGGTTCTGCGCCATCGTCCAGAACACATCGTCGATGAACAGATCGTCCACCTTCGGGTGGAACAGGTCGCTCATCGAGCACACGAAGACCCGACGGGGCCTCCTCCACCGGAAGGGCTCATCGAGCAGATCGCGGTGGAGGGTGACCTCGAAGCCGTTGCGGTACCGGGGGTTGCCCATAGCCTGGAGCCGGTAGGCGAGGCGTTCGGCGTAGCAGTTGTCGCAGCCCGGGGACGTTTTGTCGCAGCCCGTGACGGGATTCCACGTTTCCTCGGTCCACTCTATCGCTGATCGGCTCATGACTCCTCCCTTCGATTGCTCACGCCCATCCTAACATCATCGCGGCGGAAGCCACAATGCTTTACCACCATCCCAACGACGACCCTTCACCAACGACGCGGGCTCCGGATCAAACCCCGCCAAAGTACGGAACTGATCACGAATCGGATCACCCTCCGACAACACACCCCAATCATAGCCGGTCGCCGACACAGCCTGCACGAACGCTCCAAGCTCCGCCAGATCAACGTCCTGCACCGTGCCATGCCGCCATCTCGGAGGTGACACAATCTGAAACCCGTTCAGCCTCAACAGTTTGAGAGTGGCCTGCTGATGAAACGTGTCCTCCATCGAATCCAACCAACTCTCTAAGGCTCGCTGAAATATTTCTTGCATCGGTGTCGCCAACGCTCTCGACCCGACAGCGTCCCGCCCCAAGTAAATGAAGCCCGCCAAAACCGAGGCCGCAATATCGTTAGCGAACATTCGCACAACCTGCACCGGATCAAGACTCCGCGGCCCCTCCGACTTCAACGTGTCGAACTCGTACATGTTCTCCGACGTGCCCGGCCACTTATCGGACGGCCACACCACCCCCATCTGCTCATCCTGCCTGACACGCTGAACCATCAGCTTCGCCCGCTCATATAGAAGGTCTTTATGGATAATGCTTTCGGCCGGTATCCGTGCGATAGGCAGTCCCGCCAAAGAACGTTCCATGCCGATCAGCAGAACCTCCTCCGCACGCTTCTTGAAATACCAACTACGGTACGCGTTCCTTAGGATCGAACGGCCCTCAGGGGTACCACGGCCAATGTTCGTCTTATAATGCACCGCTTTCGCGTGAGGCAGCACGACAAGCTCCGAACCAGTGTCCTGAACGAAACACGGCTCCCCATCATCATCCTCCTCCCACCTGGACAAAGTGTCCTGCGGGCGGAAACCCATTTTCCGCCACCCCAACTTACCGTCGTTGAACCGGCTTCCTTCTTCCGGCCGTCTGAGACGGAACACTTGTTCGAACCATGAGAAACCGAACGGCAGCATTGTTAGCCCTGCCGAGATATGGTCGGCCCACGTGCCCTCCATATCCCCAACACACTCGTCCAGGAACAGGGCGGCAGCCTCGTCCTGCGGACTATCGCTAGCAGACTCGGCGGCCCACGGTGCCTGGCGTAGAACCTGTTCGATAGAGAACAGGATGGAGCCCACCGTCGCATCGTTGTCCGACATTTCACGGAGCACGCGGAGCGCGTTCGTTCCCCGGAGTTGCGGGAGGAAATCATCGAAGATGCTGGAGCCGTACCGTTGTTTGGTTTGGACGCCTAGCTCGTCCGTGGCAGTCCAGTCGGCCCTCGTTTTAGCTTTGCTTATGGGGGCGCCGTCGGGTCGTTTAGTGAACTTGCCATCGGGACCATGCCATTGGTTAGCCATGCTCTGATGGTAATGGAATGGTGGGATGGTCAGGCGGGCGTTGTCCGCCATTCCCCAAAGTATCGACAGACCTCAGACCGGTAAACACGCCTTCGATCAACAAGAGCCTGATCGGCAAGCGCAAGGAACTTGGCAACCCGATGTAACGATAAGCCTGTTTGATCGGCTATCTGCTGGCTGGTCTGCCATTCACCAGTGAGAGCAGCGAGAACAGCGGCCCGGTCCGCAGTCCCGCGAGCCTCGGGCTTCAGGATTTCCAACAGTTCGGGTCGGTAACGGCCGAGCAGTCCCATGACTACGGGGGAGTAAACGTACCGCCGGTTGGGGGGCTTAGACAAATCGGCATTAACGGACGGACTCCTACGATGCTGGGCGTAAATCTTCGAGTCTAGGATTCTCCGGAAGGGCTGATGTTGCCAAGCTAGGGCGCATTCGTGAGAGCAGGTCCGTAGGCCAGGTCGCCTACGGTGGGGTTGCTGGCAAACAGCGCAAGCCCGTTCCGGATAAGATCGCTGGCGGGCTTCATCCGCCTCATCCCGAATACGAGTCCTTAGGATTCTCCGATAAGCCAGGTGGGACGGCAGGCCCGCCAGCCGGACAATCTGGCGGACCCTCTCCCTCGTCAAACCCACTTGATCGGCCACTTCTCCGAGAGTGCAGGCCGGATTATCCTGCCATAGTTCACAAACCCGGGTCATCCGCTCGTTCATAGACCACCTCCCTTAATCAACGCCACTATAGCACGGGTTTCACCTATAGCACGGGTTTCACCTGCCGAAGCTCATCCTCATCAAACCTCGCCCCCGACCAATCCGGCAAGCGCGGCACACTCATGACAGCCGCCGCATAACTCAAAGCATCCACCTGATCATCATGAGCACCAACAGGAAACGACAATAGTTCACGCTCCAATTCGGGAAGCCACGCAGCGTCCCTCGGGAACCAGACGCTCCCATGCTCCATTCGTGCTTCCAACGGCAATGAGCGAGCCACCTTATCCCGATCCGCCCTAAGCTCTCTCACGGGTAGACCATCCCGACGGGCCTCCTGCACCAACGAGAGTTGGAAGCCTGTCGCCTCAATATGCGCTACCTTCAGGTCCCAGCGTGCCATCTGATCCCTGATAGCGGGCACAATGTCCGGCCCCTCCATCCTCCTCCTAACGATCTCAAGGACAATCAGATGCTGCTGGAAGGCGGCGCAGCTAGCGATCACAGTCCAGTCCGCGCTCGTCCTCACTGACGCGGCGAGATCAACAGTACAGAACCGCTGGCAGTCCCTCGAATCCACGAGCAGGTCATGAAGCACGGGGACATCTGATTTCCGAGGACGGACAGGAGTGAGCTGGAAGCGCAGTAAACCGTCCTTCATAACAGGCGCGTAATACTGGAACCAGTCAGCCGAATACCGGGCTCCCTGCGCTTCAACGAACTCCCCCAGGTACTCTTGCCGCCACACCAGGCTAGGCAACTCCAGGGCAGCGGCCTCAACCTCACCCCCCGGGATATGCGGATTAGCGACAGTCGGATACTGGAAGCGAGCCCAATCCTCTCTCCTGCCCGCACTATCGTACAGGTCAGCGAACCAGTTCCTACCCTTCGGAGTGCTGATAAGCAGAGCACGGCCCAGCCGGTCCGTCAACGCTGGTCTTAACGAACGAGTCCACGTTTCCTCACGACAGAACGCAGCCTCATCAACCACCACCAAATCCAAGCCCGCCCCCCTCAGACGATCCGGCTCGTCCGCTGACCTCACCTGCACTAGGCCACCCCCCGGCAGCAGAACCTCCCGATCCACTTCACGAACCTTCGCGCCAGGCCATTGCCAGCCCATCGCCCGAAGCGGCTTCCACCCCTCATTAGCCAACGGATAAGTAGGCGCCACCCACCATGCCCTCCCCCCTTCTGACGCTACCCGCAAGCACTCCCACACTCCCAGACGACTCTTCCCCCAACGCCGGCCCGCTACGAGGATACGGAACCGGGCCTGGTTCTTGGCTACTTCGGTCTGACCATTATGAAAGCCAGGGTCCACCAACGGTAGCTCCAACACCGTATTACCAGGCATTTCTTGTCCTCCCCGAAGGTTGATACCGGTAGTCAACAATGTTTCCGGCCCACCCGACTTTCCGTGATGCGAGACGAGACCGGAAAGTCCGGCAGCCCGGCGAACAATGTTTGCTAGCCCCACCGACCTTTCGGTTGTGCGACAGGTTCCAGAAAGTCAAGTCGTCAAGCAAACAATGTTTCCACCCGCTCCAACTTTCAGGCTGTCGCACAGATTCCAGAAAGTCGGGAAGGCCGCCAAACCTTATTTCCCGTCGAACCCGACTTTCTGGTTTCCCCGCGAATCCCAGAAGGTCGGGGCTCCCCTGAAACAATGTTTCCCCGCAGACCCGACTTTCCGGCAGCCCTCGTTTTTTCGGACAGAACCAGAAAGCCGGAACCCCCAGTAAACAATGTTTGAAACCGGACTCGACTTTCCTATCAGACCCGAAAAACAGGAACCCGGCTTCAGGTCGAAGTCCCGACAAAACATTGTTTGACGGCCAACCCGACCTTACAACCAACCCTAAAATTCTATGGCCTGCCGGAAAGTCGGCTCCGACACCAAACATTCTCCCAAACCAAACCCAACCCCCGAACCCTGTTCCAAAAACGTTGTGTGACAACACGATTCCGAACACGGAAAAGAAGAGGAACCAAGGACAAGCATCCGTTTCCACGCTCACTCCGGCCACTGTATCTTCAGCTCAAACTTCCCGCCACTCCCCTCCAACAGCGTCCTAGCCTGCTCCACCAACCAGGACGCAGCCCGAATACGATCCCGAGGCAACACCTCTCCACCGTCCCTCAACTGGCGTATCACCTTCAACGACGGATCAATCTCATCAATAAGGAACTGCTCCCACAACGCACGCTCTCTCTCCGCAGCCTTACACGCCGACGGCACCGAACCAGCATGCAACTTACACCTACCAAACCCAACATGATCCGTACCCCAACCAGCAGGCTTCTTACACAAACCACCAGAACCATCACGCTTCTTGCCAGCACACACCTGGCCGACAGGCCGCATCACGATAGAATGTTCACTCATGATAAGTGGGCTGCCAGGGAGTTGGGGCCTATTCCATTGTTTTGGTTTTCGGGCAATGTCGAATCCAGTCCTAGTCCCATCCTAATCGTAGTTCCACTATCCATTGGGGTCTCTCGTCGTCTTGCCATGCTCTGATGGATTCTGTTAGTCGTTTCTGTACTGATGTGGCGGCGGCTACGTTGAGGCAGGCTTTGTAGATCACGTCCGGGTGGGGTGGCTTCTGCCGTACCCTGTGGATAACATCGTTGATCCTGCTTAGGGTGAGCCAGTCGCCCCTATGGGTTTCCAGCACGTCTCTAACGAGTTCTTCTACGGTGACGGGCATGATCCTAGTTGCAGCAGGGAGTGTATTGTCTGGGGCTGACCGCACACCCCGCATTTCAGGCGGCCGTTGCCTTTGAACTGTGAGCGCGTGCCCTCAGAGTCCACGACCTCACCAGTGGACGGGACGCCACCCCAAACACCAACCATTTTCTGCCCGAACACTAGTCGCTGGCCCTCCTCCAGGCAGTCGGCTCTGACCGGGCAGGCTTCGCAAACACGTATTACTGCTTGCATGCTGCGCGGGCTTTTCGAGAAGAACCGTTTGTCTGGTGGCTCGCCCCGGCATGCAGCTTGTTCACGCCACATCCATCAGTCTTTCACTAGGGGCCGGACCAGCCGATGAATAGCGTTAGTGGGCCGGTACCGCCAGGGACGGTGGGCGATCATGCCGAGAGCCGTAGCGAACTTCTCGCGCGCCCTATGATCCCATTCGCTCACCTTCAGGACATTCATGATCTCCTGGCCGAGCGGCGAGAACTGGACGAGCATCACGTCGTCGTAGTAGTGCCCGAACTCGTGCATCACCACCTGATTCCACGCCCAGGGCACGACCTCGACCCGCTCAACACCATAAAGGTAGTGGCCGACGAACGGGACGATGAGGGGGGTTACTTTCATGCGGGGCGGGTGGTCTGGTGGGGTTACGAGCCTGCTCTCGAACAGGGTCCAGAGTCTTTGCATTCTCCTAAGATTCATGGCCGCTCCTCCCAATCATACGGCTCCGGCTCAAGCGTAGAATCATCGGCTGGCGGCTCGTTATCTATTGCCAAGTGGGCGTGCTCGTTACATCCCGCCCAACCAAAGGATCGCCCACCATAATCATCCTGGAACATGGACGGGATACGAGCCTTCACCCAACCAGTCCCCTTACACCTACACGTCTCGATCATACTCATGGCTGCTCCTCCCCGTAGCAATACCGACAAGGCCCCTTTACCTGTGGGCAATAGAGCCACAGAACATCAAGATCGTATGCCTCGCCGCACTTGTCCGAGCAGGTGGCGTAGCCCGAGGTGGGACGAACAAACCAGCGGCTACTTGCCCTTGTCCCTGACTGCGAGACAGTCATGCGATGCCATCTTCGGCCATAGGGAAACACAATGACCACTTCCGCCTTGCTCATAGCCGCTCCTCCCCTCGATGACAGCGAAGGCGAAGGGTTCCGTCCGCGCCAAAATGGGCCTCCGTCACTACGGTCCCACGGGGAAGCCGTACCGACTGATAATCCCTCACCGTTCCTCCATCATCAATGAACGTTAGGCTCTCTTCGGCCGTCCAATCGACGCGCCGCAGGATTCCATTGATGGCATCTTCGATGCTCATGGCTGCTCCTCGTCGTCGGGCAACAAATCAGGAACCTCTCGCGGATGGCGTGGCTCGCCACACAAACGACGAGCCCATTCATGGTCTAACCATTCGTCGATAAGGGCCTCGGCTCGCTGCTCTTCGTAATAGTTGATCAGCGCGTCGTCATCGCTCATAGCTGCCCCTCCCCCAGCGCAGCCCATTGATAGCTTTCGGCGATTTAGTATCATTTGGTGGCTGAGATTGATACAAACGATGTGGACAACACGTAGCCCGCCAGCCCTCAGCAGCGCAACGAGCACAGAACACAACCCAGGTCACATTGGGAATAGGCGTCTCTCTTATTGTGCTCATGGCCGTTCCTCCTCTCACAACAACCCCAGAAAATCATTCAACCCGACAATCACCACAGGCTCACCCACCCTAGACCGACGCACATTACCCTCCTTCAACACCGGACGATCCCACACCACTATCGTACACAACACGGACCACGGCAGATCAGCTTTCCCCGCTTTCGCTTTCGCCTTCGCTAACGCAGCGTGCGCCGACAACTGCTGGCGCCGCTTCGCTTCAACGATGATCGCTTCCTCCCCGTTCAGCAGGATCGCAAGATCACCAGCGTCGTTCTGCCCGTGCTCAGCCAAGCGCACTGCCATGAGCGAGGGTAGTCCTTGGCTGATCCGGTTGAGGAGCCATCGTTCTAGTCCAGTGCCCTGATCCTTTGGTCTCATTCCTCCTCCTCCCCGAGAGCAGCAACCAGCAGATCGGCCATACGCGCACGATACGGCTGCCTGCCGATCGCGGTCAATTCGTTTTCCCAGTGCCCGGGACCACGGCACGAAGCGGCATCGGCGCGCGCCATCCGTTCTACCGCCTCATCGAACGGCACCTCGACTAGCACTCCATAGTCCATCAGTATCCCGAAAGCGTCCATCAGCCAATGCGTCTTGTCGAAGGCTACGGAACCTTCGGCTGGCTGCACGAATCGGTACATGCTCATGTGTCCTCCCCGCGCACAATGACGGGCATGGTCATAAGCCAATCCCACTGGTTGAGACAACCCTTGCAGTCGGCTTCGCGATCCGTTGGTTCCAGGCGAACAAGATTGATGTCGCGTCCACAAAGAGCGTAAGCGTGGGCCGCCCATCCAGAACGGACACGCTTTTGCAGCTCTGACAATTCCAACAGGTGGCGTCTCCCGCCCTTGACCTGTCGCACAATGTATTTGGTGGGTTCTCTCATGTGTCCTCCCCGAGAGCAGCAAAGGCGAGATCGCCGCAATTGTCAATCGTGCACTTCCCGTCTGCTAGCGAGCGACGAATCTGTCCCTTGAACTCCTCACCAGGGTTATCCGTATGCCAGAAGTCCGGGTAGCCCGTATGTGCCCAGATCAAATGGCCGATTGCGTCGTTGGTAAGCTCTTGTTCGTACTTGCGGCCTTCACGTCGCACCCAGTTGACTATCTTCATGTTTCCTCCCCGAGAGCCGCATATTTGGCCACCATCGCTTCGTGCCCTTCACACGCTGCCCGCTCATGCATGTACTCATTGCTGTCCCGTTCGTTCCAGCCAATGATTGTCGGATGGCCGGACTCTGGGTCTGGTTTGCCGTCTGTGGTGAACACGAAAGTCTCGAAAGCGCGGCCCGATCCAATGGTGTCACGCTTCTTGGTGAGTGGGTTGATATAGTCTCCGACCGTAGAGATAAGCCAGGAGCCGACAAAGGTGGCCAGGTGGAAGCGGCATTCCACGCACAGGTGATGTTGAAATCCGCAATTGAATAGGCTCATGTGTCCTCCCCGAGAGCAGCATGCAGCACAGCCTCCATGAGCAACGAATAGGCTGCGCCATCGCCACCCATCTGAAGCCCATACTCTGCGGCCATCCGTTTTATGGCTTCATCCCGCGGCACCCGCATCACACCAGGCCGGCAATCAACACGCCCGAAGTTACACAAGGGACATTCAGCCAAGCG